TGTGATTGAATCTTTGTCTGCAAATAAATGTAATTCTGTTGTGCCTAGAGAGGTTCGCAGTTTTGTACAAACTCAAGTATACGACTATCCTTACATTGTAAAAGATCGTATAAGTTTATACCCTAACAAGCCACTGGACATTATTTTTATTAGTAACGGAGAACCGGACGAGGAACTAATGTTTCATCACACTGAATACATGACCAACAGCGATGTCAAATGGATTCGTGGTATCAATGGTCGTGTAGCAGCATATCAAGCAGCAGCCCACGCCAGTTCTACCCCTTGGTTTTTCGCTGTATTTGCCAAATTAGAAGTTGTAGGAAATACTTTTCCATGGTATGATTGGCAACCTGATTATTGGCAACAGCCAAAACACTATATATTTCATGCCCGCAATCCATTAAATAGATTAGAATATGGACATCAAGGAATGATAGCTTATAATAAAAAGTTAGTTTTAGAAAACAACAACCCTGGTATTGACTTCACATTAAGTCAAGCACATGAAGTAGTGCCTTTATTAAGCGGAGTAGCTAGGTTTAATCAAGATCCTTGGATGACCTGGCGTACTGCATTTAGAGAAGTAGTAAAGCTTAAAAGATTTATGGCTACACAACCTACTGTAGAGACTGAGTATAGATTAGAAACTTGGCTAACTGTAGCCAATGGTGAATATGCCGAATGGTGCTTACGTGGTGCTCGGGATGCTGTTGATTATTATACTGAAGTACATGGTAAATACGATCTGCTTATGTTGAGCTTTGAATGGGCCTGGCTTCGGGAGAGATTCAATACTTTATATACTGTTTAATACTTTCTGCTATAGTTTCTACTTCCGCATCTGACAGCTCAGGATAGATAGGTAAACTTACACATTCTTGTGTAAAAGCTGCTGTTTCTGTGTACAAATCTTTACTATAATCAATGTAATCAAAGCCTACACCAAGATCGTATAATGCAGTAGCATAATGTGTTTTTGTTTCAATACCGGCCAAACTTAAATGATGCATCAGACTGTTTCTGTTACTGGTTCTGATCACAAATTTGCTCCAGGCATGTGTAACATCTTTATTTGGTATCAGTATGTCTACGTATTGATAAAGTTGATCTGTATAATATTCTGCTATTTCTGTTCTGCGCCTTTGCCATTGATCAAAATGATTTAATTTTACCAACATTTGAGCACAATCTGATTCACTCATTTTACTATTAGTTCCAACTATATCGTGTATAAGTTTACCATTGTCCCTCAGACTTAGGCATTGTTGATATACTTGGTAATCGTCGGTTAATATCATGCCTCCGGATCCATAGTTGTTAAAATTTTTAGTAGGATCAAAACTTAGAACACTTACATCTCCCATTTTACCGCTGGGTACATTTTTATAAATTGCACCAAAACTTTGTGCCGCATCTTCTATTATAACCAGGTTGTCATTGAAAAATTCTGTTTGTATTCTGAATCTATCATAATCGATGCAATTACCAAATAGATTCACATACATAACGGCACCCACAGCTTTATCTAATTTATATTGATAACTTTCTAGATCAATCAATCCTTTATGATCTACATCGCAGAAAACGGGATATAAATTGTTTATTAACACGCAATTGATAGTTGCTGCAAAACTGATTGTAGGAATTAAAACTGAGAATGTAGGAGTCTTTGTGGTTGCTTTGAGAGCAAATATTAAACCTTGTGTGCCTGAGTTTACTGCAAGCGCATAACTTCTATTACAACGACGTGCTATTCTTAATTCAAATTCTCTAGTATATTCACCGTCTAGCATTTTTCCTGTTGAATAAACTCTATCTGTAATTTCTAATATTTCTTCACGTAAATTACAGTATTGTCTGTCAACACCAAAGAAAGGTATTACTTGCATAATTTTGATTGCCAATAGGAAGAAGACTTAAACCATGTGTAGTATTTTAAAAATCCTTCTTCTACGTTAATCTGAGGTGCGTAATCTAAATCTTTGATTGCACTATCAATGTTTAATCTACCACGACGTGGAAAAGTTAAGTCCCTATCCTGAATTTCTAAACTGCCACGACCCGCAATACTAATTGCTAATTCAGCTGCGTCTTTTAAGGTATATTGCTTTTCTGCACTCCTTGTAATATTATAGATTTTATTTGCAGCTTTTGAACTCAGTGTTGCTTTAACAATACCTTGAGCCGCATCTTCGACATAGGTAAAATCTAATACTTCATTTGCACCTTTGACCTTAAGTATGTCTCCTTGCATGGCGCCTAGCATAAACTTTGAGACTACACGATCCTCCACATCTAATTCGCCGTACACAGCACTAGGGCGAATAATGACATATTCAAATCCGTATTGTCTAGCATAATCTTCGACTAGTTTTTCTCCCATGTATTTCATTATACCATATTGACCAATTGGATTGCATATCGCATCTTCGGTTACATCTGTCTCAAAGTCTCCGTATACCATACTAGAACTTATATAAACAAATCTCTTTATTTTTTTATTCAATCTAGCAGCTTCTAATAGATTTATTAATCCTGTACACATTACTTCACTGGCTTCAACTGGATTTTGGCTAACAACTTTTTGTCTAGGAAAACTTGCCAAATGCACTATAGTGTCACAGTTAAAGATTGATAACCTGGTTCTAATGTCGTTAGTGTTTCTTATGTCTGCAACTAAAGGTACAGCTCGTATTCGATTAAATCTTTCTTTGATTAAGTAATTTAATTCGTTTTGGGGAATAAATCCGTATGTAGTTAAGTTATCTATACCAAAACACTCTATACCTTGTTGTTCAAAAAAACGAACGACATTATGGCCGATAAATCCGGCTGCACCAGTTATAAAAGTTTTCATTGATATTTTAATGTAAAATAGGTTGCTGCTTTGGGGTTAAGATCGCCGGTAATAATTATACGATATCCAAAAGTATCAGGATCTGGAGTAACTTGAAATTTTGGTTCGCCAATTACGTTCTCCATTACCCACTTACCATGTTCTGTTTGTTGCCATTCGGCAATAGGGAATCCTGCGTACAAATAAGGATCTTCTACATCACCCATTGTAAACGAGTGTAATATCATAATTTTTGTTTGTTAATTTTACCACGACCGGGCAGATAGTCTTTTTCTGGTGGGTATTCGGCGAATACAGCAGCAATACCGTTAGTCCACCATCTTTTTAATTTCATTTTATTAGAATGTTTTAAATTTGATTCAATCGGCCTTGTTCTCTGTACTTTATGAGTAAATCCTTTAATTCTTCCAGCAACAAATCCGTCTGGGGGTTTGGTTCCACGATAATTAATTTCTCCATTATTCCACCATTTTTTTCCAATTAATGTTTTTCCATTCCACTTTTCTATGTCTTTGTGTAACCTACCGGCTACCCAATTTGAATTTGGGGGAATTTCTGTATGAACAGAAATACTTCCGTTATTCCACCATCTTCTTAATTTTTGTTTTTCGTAGCCTTGTTTATAATTAGAAGTTTCTATGTAAGTCCTTCCAGCATAATATCCTTTTGGGCAATATTTTCCTAGGATGTTTACCTCGCCATTAGTGAACCAGTTTCCGGGAATATTAATAGGAGACACGGCTTTATTTAATATCTTCGGATGAGTAAGCATTCTTCTAATAACTTTATATTCCCAATACGCCGCCATTTTTTTATCATTGAATTCTTTTCGAACTATCCAGATAAATGAATCTGCTCCTTCTGCCTCAACGATTGTTTTTACTGTATTAGAAGAACTAAAATATACTACTCCTAAGTCTCTGTAGGAGGCAACTTTATTTGATAATCGCACCCCGTAATAAAAGTACCCAGATGTTTTATGAATAGCGATGTATGTATATGGTTTAATAAATGTTGTCATATACATATTTATCTAAATCACAAAATTATACAGCCATTTGTGCAACGATTGGGGGGTGACATTGATAATCAAGCAACTTGATATCGTCCATTGTAAATTTAGTAATATCTGTAACGTGTGGGTTTAACCATAGTGTTGGGGGAGGTAATGGGTTACGAGATAATTGCTCCTTTGCTTGTTCTATGTGATTTGTATACAAATGAAAGTCTCCTGTTACATGGATAAATTCGCCAACTTGCAATTCACATACCTGTGCAATCATGTGAGTTAATAACGAGTATGATGCTATATTAAACGGGACACCTAAAAATCCATCAGCCGATCGCTGATACATCTGGCACGACAATCTTCCATCTGCTACATAAAACTGTGCAAAGCAATGACAAGGTGGCAGTGCCATGGCGTCTAATTCACCAGGATTCCATGCTGTCAATATATGTCTTCGTCCGTATGGGTCTGCTCGGATTCCGTCAATTAAAATTCTTAGTTGATCAACTTCCTTTACTTCTACGTCATTACCTTGTCGCCGATAAGTGACGCCAAACTCGTCTTGAAATGACCCACCAGCCGCTCTGGGTTTTATAGCACGCCAATGACGCCATTGCACACCGTACACACGACCTAGATCACCTTCGTGCTTGGCCTTATTCTTCCAATAAGGCGCAAGAGCGTTGGGAGTCCATATAGTAACAACTCCATCTCTAGTGCCGTGTGTTATCTCTGCTAGTCTACGCTCATCGCTCGAGCCTTCAATCATCCATAGCAGTTCTCCTACCACTGATTTCCATGCCAATTTTTTCGTAGTAACCGCAGGGAATTCCTTACTCAAATCATATCTTTGTTGCATGCCAAATTTGGATATGGTACCTACACCTGTGCGATCATCTCTGCATGTGCCTGTCGCCAAAACATCACGCAATGCATCTAAATATTGTTGTTCCATTTATATAGGTCTGAAAATATCTACATTTTTGTAGATACTAAAGTTTAACATTTTATCTGTTGAAGGTCTAGAACTTACTATTCGCATACCTGTCATGAAGTGTCGCATATCAATTTTTATATCAGAAAATGCTGCTCCTTTTCTGTGTGTTATGTATGCATAATCTATTAGATCTTTACAATCTATAATAATACTAGGACCTCCTAGTATAAAAATATTTTTTTGTGGATAAAGTATCTGTAAGTCTCGAATCTGTTTTTTGTAATCACCATAAAATCTTCTTACTGAATTATAACCAAGTGGGCTGTTGCTTATCACACAATTTATACGATCTGGCAATGGTTTTTTTAGTTTAGGATCATTCCACGTGTTTCTACCCATCACTACAATTTGATTCAAAGTATGTTCTCTAAACCATTCCATATCTTCGTGATGCATAGGCCATGGCAATGTTCCGCGATTACCAAACGTTCCCATTTGGTCAGTGGCAAAAATAGTACATATCATAAATTTTTAAGTAATTCATCAGTAGCAGGTTGAACTGCTTTTTGCACTGCTACCACTGATATATAGAAATCAATGTCTTCGATTATATAATCAAGCTGACTAAGCTTGGTTTTAAGCATAGTTTCTAATATATCAGGATCGTTACCCTCATCAAGTAACTCTTTAATATTAATGTTAACTATTGTACCATCAGTTAAATTAACCGCTACACTTTCTAATAGAGTAATTGGGATTTCTTTTTTTTCTACTGAGCGTAAAATTGATTCCCATTGCGCT